CATCTGTCATATCAGAAGTCTGAGTGACTTGAGTTATGTCTTGTCTTTGTAGCTTTGGAGCTTCAAACTCAGCTAACACTGTAGCTAGTCTAGTAGCTTCATCCATATCTTCGGCAGCAAGAGCCTTAGTCATTGCTATTCGAAGTACGTCTAACGCTGCTGGTGCATCGTCCTTCACTTCGTCTTTTAAGGTTTGCCAATCTTTTAGCGTTACCTTTAAAGCTTCTCGCGCTTCTTTATTAGCTTTACGCGCTATTACCGAATTTTTTTGTCCCGCGCGCGCACCTTCACGAGTGAAGGGGCGCAGGTTCTTTAGTGAATTCGGATGTGAATTACCATCTCTACTCATAATTTATACCTGTTTTATATCACAATCACAAGTTTCACAGCATTTCCTATTAAATATTGCGCAACCTATTCTTTTAAAATAATGTATTATATTGCTTATCATTACATACTCCCTAGATGTAAAGTGACAGAAACAGTCTGTAATACTACTAAAACTAGTATCTCAACTGCTATTATAGTGTGGTACACTGTCCACAGTATTGGGAATTTTCTGTCATTTAACTTGTTGTTCTCCTTCATGCGCTTCCTTCCTCTCAGGATCTACGTTTAAAATTTTACATAACAATTCAATGTACTTTTGAAATTGTTCTTCATCCATACCCGTTCCTTATCAATAAATTCTCTAATAGGGGACAGGTCTCAAATACTTCCAAGAAATTGGAAATTTATATTCACAAGACTTATTAATCTTCATTACTATATCTCTTGTTTCTTCTTGAGCATCAGACTTTAAGCGTAAGCTACACACCCTAGAAAACGAATATAAGTTCCCTGACCAGTACCACTCAGTCATCATGTTCTGAGGTAATATCATTCTGGCCATCTCGGGAGCAATACCTTCATTTAAAAGGTTCTTATACGTTTGTTTTATATACTCTAACGTACCGGATATATCGTACTCTACAGTTTCTTTACTAGAGCCTTGCTTTATATTCTTAGCTCTCTTACGCCACACTCTTGGAATATAAAACTCAGGTTCATCATCTACATACCTTCTAGATACTTCGTTCCATACCAGGCCTACTTGGTGTTTAACTAGTTGCCTTGCAACAAAGATTGGAGCTTTTATTTTAAACTGTATAAAGGTATGAGCAAACGGACTCCAATGCTCGTGATCAGCTAGATACTTAATTAGTTTCTCATCACTCTCATCAAAGTCTGTTTTATATTTAGCAAAAGAAACTCTTGCTGCATTTACTACCGTTAAGTCCGTTCCGGCTACTTCCATTACTTGTACTGATGTCATGCACGCACATCTATACTTCTCTGGTATTTTAAAGAATCCAGCATATAAAACATTTGGTTTTTCATATAGTTCTGCATCATTAGCATATAATATATAGCCTTCATGGACTCCCAGTACTCGTGGTTTTCTCTAGCAGTATCTTGTGCTCTAGTATTTATTTGATTACTATTTTCTACTCTATTATGATAAGTATTTATATACTGATTTGTTACAGTATTTATTTGCATTTTATTTCTCCCATCTATAGAATATATGCTTATCTATCCTGGTTGTTCTTGTTTTTGTTTTAGCCCACGCGGGTCTTACATAACTTGCGTGGTAGTGAGTAGCTCCATCGGTTACGTCTAAATTAATACTTTCACCCATTATTATAGATGCGTACCTTATAGCATTACCCCACTCTTTACTCTTTTTTCTAGGCTCATCGCTCTTACCATCACAGTACCAACTGAACTGGCATTTTCCTATTACTACCTTTCCGTTTTTATATGTTAAACCCTGCTTTACAACCTCACATATTGTGTTAGGGTATCTATGATCTTCTACTCGATTCATTACTACTTGAGCTACTGCGAATTGCCCAAGCATCGATTGGTTCTTTGCCTCGTGATATATATTAGTAGCCATACACATTAGTGCTGTTTCTAGTATCATATCCACCTCGTATTATCTGTAGGGGCCGAATCAAATCTCTGATTCCAGGGCACCTTATTTGTTGTTATACGATCATAGTGAGAGCGCAGAACCTCTAATCCAATAGCAAGAGACATTACGTAATCATCATAACACCCAGGTCCTGCTTCTGCTTTCCCATTATCGTTTACTATATAATCTTTAAGCTCCTGTATAATTTCTATACTAGGTATATAGATGTCGTAGTTTTCTATAGCACTTTTTAGGTTTCCTATAATTGTGGGTCTAGTAGCTGAAGTAGTTCTAAACCCTAATCTCTCTCCTTCTTCTTTACTTACATTAGCTATCTTTGTTTGCTTATATAGGTTTACATACCCCATATCATCTAGCTTCTGTAGGGTAGCGATACCCATTGAGTTAGATTCTACAGCAAGCAAAGCATTGTTATAGTATCTTCCGAGATAAAATAAAAAATCTCCGAATTTACTAGGATCTATTCTATTATTTCTATATGCAGCTACTACTTCACGGTTTTCGTTTAATACTATAGCAGCAGAAAAATCTTTCCCTACTCCGAGAGCAACATCAGCACCTATAACATATCCTGTATCGTGATTAGGGTATGCATAGATTTCAATATCACCCTCGCTAGTAGTTTCAAAGAATTTAGAATCTAAGTCTAGTTTCATCTTCTTTAAGTAAGGTACTGGTTCAAGGTCTTGTAGTTTCTTTAAATCGAATACACTACTACCGCTTACTAAGAACGCTTCCTCAGAATTACTCGGATACTCCTGGACAAACTTCCTTTCACCCGACTCAGCAATCTTGAGACGACGCCAATATAGCTGATCAAAGTCCAGTCCATGCTCATCCACGAGTTTAAGCTCTGCCTCAGTAGGTTCAAAGGTTTCAGGAGCTTCTCTCCTATATTCAGAAGTGATATACCAAGGTAGAAATATAGGTATATACTCAGACTCACCTTTAATATAACCTCTTTCACTTTGTTTCCAAAGCCTATAAAACTCTCCCTTAGCACCGTTGGCAGTAGACTCAAGGATAACCTCGGTACCATCAGCTTGAGAGATACCTTGGAATAGTCCGGCGAGAATCTTCTCGTCAAAAGTCCAAAAGGCCACCTCACTAAGGTGAGCAATAGTAGGGGTAGTTCCACGACCAGCTTCCGGAGAACCAGCAGTATATAATCTATAACCCGCATTATTATGTTCAAATTTAATCTCCTTTGCGTTTGATGCTATTAAAGGAGGTTTGAATTCTTTTTCCATCTTATCTATTAAGTTTTTGCTCATATTAAATAGAGCATCAGAAGTAGCACTGTCATGAGCCATCACCACCGATCTTGCATTAGGGGTGAAGTAACTCTTCCATGCAGTGCGAGCAGTACAATAGGTAGAGATTCCTTGTTGACGAGCTTTTAAGATAAGTGCTCGTACTCTACCTTTTTCTTTTAGTTGTTGTTCTAGTTGTCTATTGATTTCCTGTTGAGCTTCATTAAAGATAAAAGGAGAAAATCCCTTAGCAGCATCTTTTGTTATTATTTTTACTTGTTCAGTAGCGAATCTTTCAAAATTAGTCTCATATTCCTCTAAGAGCTTTCTTCTTCTTGCTTCTTTGATGAGGGCGAGTTTTCGCTTATTGTCCATAATATACCCCAATAGTTAGCAGCAACACTATCTCTAACATCATTATGCTTAGTACTATGTCCATAATTTTTCCTTTTTATCCACTCAATTACACTTTTCCCTACGTCATCGCAGGGATCGTTGTAGAGAATCATTGTACCTCCTGGTTAAAATTTAACCAATTGTTATCTCTACTAGGGGACACTTCCTTAAGAAGAAACTTAAAAAAATAATATATATATATACACCCCAAATAATTCCAATACCCCCCTTCTTCCCCTTATCAATTTCACATAAAGTGAAATTACTAATAATATTCACTTCTCTTCATCCGCGTCCCGACAGAAAGGACCGGAAGGAAGAGTCCAACTAAAAAGGAGATTGTTATGGAAATTTGTGAATCTGCAATGGTTAATGATATCACATACGTGGTAAAGTTAACTGGTCTGTTGAACGAACAGGCTCATGGTGACAACGATGGTAGTTACTTGGGCGATGGCTGTGCTTGGAGGTTTAAACACAGTCGGGAGTTCGTGGTCAAGGACTGTAAGACGGCTCAGGATGCGGTGGCGTTTGTAATCGCGCTTGGGTTGGAGAATAGCATTGTCTTGAAGGAGTGGCCATACAAGGTCATGGCTTGGGACCAATGGTATTCGGATCTCGTTCATCAGGAACAAGAGCTGGTGGTGGACGGTTACGATGACGCTAAAGGTAAGACGGAGTATCAGGCTGGTAAGGCCAGGTACGTCTCGCCTAAGGACGTCAGGGCTTCTAAGGCTGAGATGGCAGCTAAGGAAGCTAAGTATGGTCTCTGAGGAAGGGATCGGTAGGAGTGGCTGGGAAACTGGCCATTCCTTTTATCAATCATTTAAAATAGGAGGTAATGATGGAAGGATTTGTAAGTTGGATGTATAGCCCGGAGGTGTACGGTGCGGTAATGGTAAGCGGTGGAATGGGAGCAGGGTTCCTGGTGGTAGTCGCGTATTGTTACTGGTTGTCTGGTGGGTTTAAGTTATAGGAAGGAAAGGCACATAAAGTGCCTTTTCTAATAATATGTTCTTCTACGGTAGGTGTAGAAGGCATTATAACCTAGTCGTCGTCTTGGTGTCGACTGACTAGGCGTCTCTGTGGCAATTCGGCCACCAACACTTAGGAGGTGTGATATGGAGACATGTTGGATGGAGGGGATGATTGCCTCTCAGGCTATTCGCGAACTGATGTTCGAGGATGGTAAGTTGCGCTCTGAAGCTGGCGTGTACAAGGCTGTACTGGATCGTTATGGTCCTCAGTCAGACCCTGATTCTATCAGGAAGTACGTCAGGAGGAAGTATGCCAATTGGATTGGTTACTTTCAGACGATGGAGGCCAATTCAAGAGATCCCAGCTGGTCGCTGATGGCTGGTAACGTTTGGGGTCCGGAGGAGTTTAAGAAGCTCTGTCCTGATTGGCAAGGAGTGTTGGAGTTGCTCGATAGGTGGTATTGTGGCGACGAGGACGATGATGACTGGGACGATAGGTCTTAGTGATCCGCTAATAGGGAAGGCACATTAAGTGCCTTCTCTAATAATATTCTAATCAAGGAGGATTAAATCAAAAGGATATTTAGAATTAGCTACACACTAGTGGAAGAGGATGACACCTTAACCACGGTGGAAAGGCAATTCGAAGACGAGAAGGAGTACGATAAACTGTGCTCCGAAGTCTGGCGAATGCCTAACCTGGGAGATGTCTATATGGCATCGATCCCGGTAGATCACCCATCGGCTAAAGAGCCGTTTGGATGATACTTATCCGGGGGAGGGCACATAAAGTGCCCTCTCTAATAATATTTTAATCTCTCAAAAATAGGAGGATCATTATGACCCATGAAGAGATATTTGACTACGCACTTTCAGTGTATAACATAGCCTTAGGTGTTGATGAAGTGATCAACATTGTCTCTAATGATCTGAGTGTAGATCATTATTGTAGACATAGGTCTATGTGTTAAAGATTGTACGAAGGGAGGGCCCATAAAGGGCCCTCTTTTTTACAAAAGAACCGGACTTATACCGACCGACTAATCATTTGGGTGTATAACCGTCTGCGTGGCCTGTAGAATCCGGAAGTTTTCAGTGAAAAATCCCACTGTCCCCTATTAGAGGAAGGGGTTGCGGGGCCCTGTATACCTCTATATATACTAAGAGTATGCCAATTGGATGATTTTCATGGTAGTCAGGTGTCTCTCAAAGGCCACCTGGCTAAAGGGTACAGTATGGCCACATGAGGAGCGAGAGATAAACTCTCGCTGCTAATAATATTAATTTGAAAGGTATACTATGTTATCATTTCTCGACACTGTATTGCTATGTGTGGATATCATTAATGGTATCTTGTTAGCATGTTTGTTAGTAATTATTATATTCTTTATTCCTATCTTTTGGGAAGATGTTGTGTTCTTTATGCAACATTTAATGCGTCCTAGTGGCGCGTGATAAACACGCGCTGCTAATAATATATTATCTTTTAACCAACTATAAAGGAGTTTCTCGTGAGTACATATCCTCGTTCTATAATCTTAAAAGATCTTACAGCTAAGTTTTGTCGTATCTCAGGTACTGACGCACCCGTTAACCCATTCGGTTCTAAGCAATGGGAAATGGTGATTCAGACTTCTGATGCTGACAAAGTTCAAGAGCTTAAAGATCTAGGTCTCAACGTCAAGCAAGATAAAGAAGACGAAAAGACCTTCAACGTTAACCTGAAGCGCAAAGGTATTAAAGCCGACGGCAACCCTAACGCACCAGTGAAAATCGTAGACTCTAAGTTACAGCCTTTAGAGGGCAATAACATTGGTAACGGATCCAAAGTTAATGTCAACTTGTGGCAGTATGAGTACGAAGCACCTGGTCGCAAAGGTGTAGCCACTTCGCTTACTGCAGTGCAAGTCGTAGAGCTCGTAGAGTATACGCCAACTGCTGGATTTGAAGTCGTCGGTGAAGCACCTGCTGAAGCAAAAGCTGAAGAACAAGAGTTGCCATTCTAATGTCTGTCTCGTTCTTTATAGTCCTTGGGGTCGTAATAATCGGCCTCATTGTGCTTCAAGAAAGACACTAATGTTTACCATAACAATCCTCCTGCTCTTGGTCCTTGTGGTGCTTGTTGGCGTACGTTTGTACTAGTCAACGAGTGTCAGAAGGACCGGGAGTTTAAAAAAGAAACACCGTCATTAACCGTATTATTGTGCTAATAGGAGTTTACTATGATTCATGCAATAATTCTAATATGCTCTCTCAATTCTGATTGTTATTATATTTCAGATAATTGGGGACCTTATAATACAATAGATAATTGTCTTTATCGTACTATTACGATGCATAAAGACGCAACCAATTTATTACCAAAGTACAAATCTATTTCTTCCCATTGTACTACAAGTAAATTCATGACAAAAGGAGATAACGCATGAATCGTAATTTAGTATATTTCCCAGCTGTCAGAATAGCCATGAAGAAAACTACTGACGAACTCGATCGTCTCATGGAAGAAGCCAGTAAAGACAATAATGCAGCAGCTTTAGAAGCCTATCAAACCGCTTTTGCGCTGCTCAGAGAAGGTATCTTAAGAGTAGAAAACCAAGGCCATTCTAAATTTCATGTAGAAGTAGATGAAGCCTTAGAAGAAATCTTAAAGAGAGGAAGATCCAAGTATATTACTATGCATGCAAATAAAATGATGAGACTTTGTAAAGACGCATTTGATGAA